CCAGTGGTGAAGGCATCAGTCGCGAAGGCACAAGTGAACCAAACCAGCGGCGGATAGGTGGCAGCGCGCACCTGTGATTCAGAACTTTCTCACACAAAGAAACAATGAAACAAAGGCGCCGGTGCGATCTCTTCGCGCCGAAGGCGCAATCAACGATTCCGATTGCGCTTCGCGCGAAAAGCAACAACCGAGCACCTTTGTTTCATTGTTTCTTTGTGTGAGATTCTTTCTTACTTCGCTGCCTGGCTCTGCGCCGCCGCGCGCGGTTTGCGCTGGGCACGCACGCCGCCGTCGCCGAGCGCCTCGAGGATACGCTCGCGGATCGCCGTCAAACGCTGGGCCTGCGTCACCTTCAGCTACACCTAAGGCTAGCGGTGGTAACAAGGACATGATCAGGCAGATGTACAGAGACGCCGCTGCGAAGGAGCGTGGTGTAGCACAGACGGGTGTCAAGCGTGGACCGCGTACACGATGACTGATCTACCCTTAGCCAATGGACTTATCATTGATACTAAGACAGGTCAGGCGATACTCCCTAACACGTCACCCGATAGCGTCATACAACAGCAGACAGCAAAGACGAAGCAGACGAGCGAGGCTACTGTTGTACGAGGTCGTGACCGCAACAATCGTGCTATTCGGCGTGGTCTTATTGATCTGCCTGCTGACACTAAAGCAGTGACTACCGCTGGTGTTGTGTGGTTATACTACAACCTAGGTATCAATGACGCTGAGATAGCTGAAGCTACAGGTCTGAAGATCAGTCAAGTTGACATGATCAAGGGCCTACAGTTGTTCGGTCAGCTTGACATACTACTACGCGACAATCTTGCAGCACTGACTAGTGACAATGTGCAGAAGCGCATTGATGCTATGAGTGGTGGCGCATTGGATAAGCTTGAGGACTTGTTAGAGGATGAGGAGACTAGACCTGCTACTAAGGCTCGCATAGCAATGAACATGCTAGATCGTGGTGGCTTTAGTCCTAAGCAGGTGATGGAACATCGTCACTCGTTAGAAGGTGGTCTGGTCATTCGTCACATACGTGAGATCGCACAGCCTAAGCATATGCCTACAATCGACGTGACACCAATCAAAGGAGACAAGTGATGGCACGTGTACCTAACAAGGACGGGCAAGGCATCATCGCCAACGGCTTCTATGGTGTAGTTGATCCTAGCTACGATGCACCTACTGTGTTCGCTAGCGGTGTACCTAACACTGCAGGCTACGTCAGTGAGATGCGCGTAGACACTGCGACAGGTTCGATCTACCGCTACCTCGGTGGTGCAGCTACCAACTGGGCAGAGACGAACATACGCTAATGGCACGTGCACGCAGAGTAGATGTAGCTGAACGACCTGAGTTGCTACTCAAAGAGGGTAGCTTGCAGGATCGCTTCTTACACTCGCGTGCTAAAGTACAAGTGTATGGTGGAGGGTTTGGCAATGGTAAGACTACTGCTGCTGTTATCAAAGCACTACAACTCGCTGATCAGTATCCTGGCTCAGTCGGCCTCATATCACGTAGTACCTATCCGAAGCTCAACGACACTATACGCAAGGAGTTTCAGAAATGGTGTCCGCCGACGTGGATCGTTTCTTTCGCAGTTGGACAGAATGGGGACAATATATGTCACCTGAAGAACGGTACGACTATCTACTTCAGGTATATCGCACAACAGGGGACAAAGACAGAGAGCAGCTCCTCAAACTTATTAAGCGCGACCTTCGACTGGGTGATAGTGGATCAAGTTGAAGATCCTGAGATCACACACAAGGACTTCCTCGACTTGTTCGGTCGTCTACGTGGCCGTGCTAGGTATGTAGGCGACGACGCGACTATGCCTGTGACAGGTCCACGCTGGATGATGTTGACATGTAATCCAACTGGCAACTGGGTGTATACTAAACTAGTCAGACCACTCGCGCAGTATAAGACTACAGGCATGATCACAGACGACTTGATCTGTATGCGTGACGTTGATCGCAAGCCTGTGTTGTATGATGACAAGCCGCAGTTGTTGATTGAAGTGATAGAGGGTAGCACATATGAACTCCGACACGTCCACGAAGCTGAAGGAGGCGATTTCATCCAGACACTGGAGACGATGTATCAGGGTCAACAACGGGACCGTTTCCTCCTTGGCAAGTGGGTGGCTTATGAAGGACTCGTATATCCGCAATACGACGCATCGGTGCATCTACTGCAAGAAGGGAACATACATTCTCTGTTTGATGGCTACGTTGAGACACATTATCAACCAAATTGGATCGAGGCGTATGACTATGGACAAGCACAAGCCTCCTGCTACATCCTAGCATTCGTAACACCAGAGTCGCATGTCATCATATGCGATGGCTTCTACAAGAAAGAGATGCCGCTTGATGAGCAGATAGCAGGTATACGGCGTATACGTAAGGAGTGGATGTTTGAAGCTGATGAGATGCACAAGATACAAGCTGACCCTAGCATCTTCGGTCGTAAGACAATCAGCAAGCGCACTGTAGGTAGAACAGTTGCTGACATGTTCAAGGAAGACAACATCCTGATGAAGCGTGGTAACAATGATGTCAACAATGGCATTGTTAAGGTTGGCAGCTATCTCAACATCAATCACACACTGCTTCATCCCATTAAGCGTGTTGCAGGATCACCTCGCTTATTTATCAACGCCAAGCTGGACTGGTGGACAGATGAAGTTGCTGGTTACTTCTGGCAGCAATCTACTTCTGGTGAACGCATTGACAAGCCGATAGATCGCAATGACCATGCGATGGATACAACTTAGTATCTGCTAGGTGATATGCCTGACATAGGCAGATACCAGATTGCTGCTGAACAACGTGTGCCTAGTTGGATGATGTGGCAAGAGAACGACAAGGCTAAGCACAACTCAAAGGCACATCGCTATGGCTGAAGACTACAACGATCCGCTAACAGCGCCACGTGCAGTTGATGCTACCGACACAGACGGTGCAGCATTCAACTCGTATGAAGGAGTGATGAAGCCTGACGGCGCTCCAGTAAGTGACATGCCCATCTATCGTATGCTAGGTGAGAGCAAGATACCTGTTAGCAAGCACCGCGGACCCTTGTGGCGTAGTCGCTACGACCAAGGTAAGAGTGCAATGTCTAAACAACTCGACGCATGGAATGAAGCATACCGCTACTACAGACATGATCATACTCGTCAAGGTGCATCCAACAGACACGGTGACAATGACTCGACAGCAGGCACGCCGATGCAAGGCGAGTTCAACAGCACAGAGAACATCGTCTTCGCGAATGTCAGTGCGCTTGTACCTATGCTGTTCACGAAGAACCCAGACGCGGAGTTCACAGTTGAAGACAAAGAAGACGAACCACGCGCCCGCATAGTTGAGAAGCTGGTCAACGTACTAGCTGCTAAGAAGACATCACCTGGCTTGAACCTGAAGCGTAAGGTCAAGCGCAACATTGTATCTACTACACTCACCAACGTCGGCTGGTTTGAGGTAGGTTATACACTCAAGCAGAACAGCAGTGAAGCAGCCCTTGAAGAGATACAGAAGCTCGCTCTTGAGCTTGAGAAGGCTAAGTCGCAGAAGGACATCAAAGAGACTGAGGGCAAGCTACTTGCGTTGGAAGATACAATTGACATGCTCACGCCATCAGGTCCGTGGTGTAAGGTGCGTAGACCTGATCAGGTGATAGTCGATCCTACAGGCACAGAGTTAGACCTTAGTGGTCCTACCAACTGGGTGATGATTGAAGACCTCATGTATACATCACTACTGCGTGCTCGTTACGGGCGAAAGAAGCCGGATAGCGATGAATGGGAATCTGTCTTCTCTCCTACGAATGTTATCAAAGCTGGAGTTAGTCCCGATCAAGGTGAACGTGGTCAGACGGACAACTTCCAACTTTTTAGTTATTCTACAAGTGAGTACGCTAAGTACGGATACAGCGATCAGAAATCCTTCCTCGCCGCGCAGATGACTAAGGTGGTATATGTATGGGACAAGGTTACGCGACGTGTCGAGTTATACAACTGCAATGACTGGTGTTATCCCTTGTGGGTGTGGGATGACCCATATCATCTTGATCAGTTCTTCTCCGTCGTACCAATGGAGTTCCATACCGACCCAGTTACCATGTACGCTAAAGGTGAAGTCACATACTACCTTGATCAGCAAGATGACATCAACATCATCAACAATGAATGGGCTAAGGTGCGTAAGTTCGCCGCTGGTAAGCTGGCGTATGACAAGAACAGCCTAAAGGACACCTCGTTGTTAGAAGGTATCATCAATGGCACGATGGATACCAACGTAATTGGCCTTGATCTACCTGAAGGTAAGAAGATAGGTGACGTACTTGGCCCATTGCTCCCACCAAGTGCAGAAGCGATCAAGTTTTTTGACAAAAAGCCCGTACTAGACGCCATCGACCGCCTATCAGGCGTAGCATCGGTGCAACGTGGTGTAGAATACAAGACAAACACCACCAATCGTGCCATCGAGAGCTACGAAAGTCAGGTGCAGACACGCGCTGACGAGAAAATGGACGCAATCGAGGACTCAGTAGGCACCATCTTGTGGCTAACAGCACAAATGTGTATGCAGTTCATGCCTAAAGAGGAAGTTGCAGGGATATTAGGTGATAAGTTCGCTGCGGACTGGGAAAATGTCGATCCTATGACGATCCGCACCAAGTTTACACCACGTGTAGTAGGCGGTAGCACACTCAAGCCTACATCACGCGCAAAGAAGGAGCAGGCACTGCAGATTTCACAAGTTATAGGTCAATTCACACGTGCTACGCCTATAGCTGCAGTCGTCTCATTGAAAGTGCTACCAAGTGCGTTCGACAACGTGCTTGTGAGTAAGGAAGACTGGGAATTGATATACAAAGGCATCATCAAGGAGACATCCGCGCCGTCGCCTGAAGAAGTACAGCAACAACAGGGTGATCAGCAAGCACAACAGCAAGGCGCTGATCGTAAGCAAGA